TACTAGCGACACTTCTACAATCTGACCATCAACAATGCGGCCATTTGCGGCTTTGCTATCGCGTACAACGCGTGGGTTTTTGATGCCTACTGAAAAGCCCTTGAGTACGCCAGCATCTACCTTCTTAACTGAAACAGGATCTACAACCAATACGCCAATGTAATGTCCATCAGCCTTTGCCTCATACTCCTTAGCAACGCCTGCGGCAATGTTGCTGTGTTGTTCTCTGATGTTTCCACCTGACTTAAACCAGGCGGGCATTGCGCGCTTTAACCAATCGCCATCACAAATCTGTTGATCAATGTCAATTGAGTCATCAGTGGCCTTTCCGTAAACGGTCATTGTGCCGTCTGCGTTGCGGTCAGCCTTCTCAATACTAAAGTATGAGGTGGTTGTTAGATTGCTTGCCATTGATTTCTCCTTGTTTTCCTGTTCACTGGTAATTCTTTTAGCCCATGCCCTACCAGCGTCTCCGCCCCAAAGCAACCAAGCAATGTAACCTGCACTGTCTTTGCCCCAACCTTCACCTTTTTTATCAACTTCATGGCGAGCAAAGTAAGAGTTCATTCTCTTTAATGTGTCTAATGATAATGCTTTTCCGTTTGATAAGTCGCGGGCGCGGGCAACGCCCACTTCTGTTCCGCCACGGCCATGCTTTTTTCTAAGTTCTAAACCGCGTTTAGCGTTATTGCGCACCTCTTGAGGTGGTACAAAGCCATCACTCATGATTACTCCTTAACGCGTTTGCCATAAGAGTATCAATTTTTGGTTACACAAGCGTTTTTAATCTGTTTGCCTATCTCGCCCTGCATTGATTACAGCGTTCTTAGCCATTTCTGCCTTTATAGCAACCTGCCATTTGCCAGGTAATTCATCAAGATCTGTAAATTTCAAGGCTAAACTACTTAATGTAAATCTATCGTTAGGGCTTAAAGTTTTCATCATTGAAGCCATAGCGCGAGAAACTGAAGGTTTGTTTAATTTCATTTCTTTAACACCACCAATGCCTTTCTGTTGAGTATAACAATCGTCTCTGAAGCCCAATGTTCAGAACTTTTTGGGGCTATGGTGAAACCGTCAAACCCTTGAGCCGCTAAAATTCTTCCTTGATCACTAGCGGCAGTAAACCCCCCTGTTCCATTTTTTGCGGCTAATTTTGCTTTTTCCCATTGTTCAGGCGTGGCAATCCTAGCGGTAGGTTTAATTGCCATAGTTACCACACTACCTTTTTTCCCATCTTCACTAGCGTAACCTTTTGCAACGCCTATGTTTACAGATGTGTAAGTACCATTTCCGTAAACACCATTACCAGCAAAGTATTCTCCTTGAGCAAAATTTTCTGTTATTTCAGACTCACCATCAATGTAATCCGCATCAGGGCCAGGGCCGTCATGAAAATCGGTAATGCCACGATAAGTAACAGTTCCGCCTTCCGCAACAACTTTATCAAAAGCCTCTTGATCAACCATTTCTGCTTTGCCATCAAAACCTTGTTTTTTGGCAATGTCCTCTAGTGTGGGATCTCCCCTTGTAGCAGGGTCTAAGTCTTGACTTGCAAGGTCGGCTGATCGTTGAGTGTATCTGCCATCACTTCCGTATTCCTCTGCCAATTCAGAAGTTATGTCTTTACCCTCACCAGGCTCACCAGTGCCACCGCTACCACCAGCACCGCCTTCAGCCTCACCAGCACCACCACCACCGCCACCACCGCCACCTTGCGGGCCACCTGCACCAAAAGTAAAGCGGCCCTTAGAGTCACGGTTAGGGTTGTTTTTTTCAATGTCAGCGCTTTTATCTAACTCTTGCGCTTCTTTTTCTCTGCGCGCCAATTCTGCCTTTGCGCCAGGTATGCCTTCTTGAGCGCTCAACACTACTTCAAGAATTGAGGCTTCTGCCCAATCAACATCTCTAGGTGGGTCACAACTTTCATTTTTCATTAGTTACACCTTTGCCTTTCTCGCTAATTTTAGTCCTATTACTTCAGGTGTTTGCCAACCAAATTCTTTTGCCATAGCCTGAACCAATGGGTTAGGTGTTTGTCCTCCTGTGTTGTAATACTCTGTAAACATTTCAGCAAAAAATTCTTTGGTGTTTTCTGCGGAGTACCCGCTTTTGAACGCATTTGGGTATTCCGTTTTAATTCTAGCAATGAGGTTTGCTCGCATAGGGTTCTGCGCACCCTCTGTAATGTCATCAATTAAATGACCCCATTCATGTGCAATGGTGTATTCAAATTGTGTAGTGGCAGGAGTTGCGGGCATTTTAAAAGCGCCGTCATTTCTCTTAGGGTCTTTAATAGTTCTAGGAGCAACCCACAAATCTGATTTTCCACCATAAGCCCAACCGTATTTACCGCTTGCGTTTTTATCAATGTGAACAACAGCGCGCGGTTTAGGGTTTGCAATTTGTAATTCTTCTACTTTTTTCAAAACCATTTTGCGTTCTGCTTCAGTTAAAGATAAACCTGTACTAGAAAATTGCACTTCAATTGAACCGCTCTTATAGATAACGGCTTTTTCAATAAAAGCGCGATCTACTTTTTTAATAGTGTTTGAGGCAAAAAAGCCTCTTTCCACTTGTTCTCTTGCCATAGGAAATACAAAAGATCTACTTACATTTTCTATTGCGGCGGCCCTAACAGCAATCCGCGGTAGAAGTTCCCATTGGCCAGGAACAAATGGGCGAGCATCTAGCGCTTGATAAATGTCTAAACCTTCATCAAGTGAGCGGCCTTCTTGCAGTGCGGCAACAACTTGTTCAATTTCTTCTTTAGGCGTTCTAAAAGTAGTAGCATCAGGGCCAAAATCAACAGGAGAAGGTGGAACAACCAGTGTTGCACCTGGCATCTCAGGTTCATCTTCCATGCCAGGAATTACAGGTAATAAAACGCAACGGCAGTGTGGGTGAGCAGGGGGTTGTTGATCTCCTGACGCAAATGTTTGCCCAATAACAATTACTTGCCCATCATTTTTAGCGCACACATCACACGGATCAGACACAGCCCATTCCATTTTTTGTAAGCCAGCCTCTTTGTAAGTTTGTATTGAGCCAAAAGACATAGCGCGGTTTTGTTCAGTAATGGCAATAGTCAGGGCGCGGCTAGGGCTTGCAACATGTTTGCCAATCATTACGGCGGCGCTCTCAGCGTCTAAACCAAGTGCGATTGAGTCAGATAAAGCAGTACCTAAATTTACAATAGTTTCTTTATTGAACTTTTTGAAATAACTAGCCCCGCCAGTTGATTGCAGATAAGCCTCAAACCCTTTAGTTGGGTTCAACAAAAGAGCAGTGGCTTTATCTCCTGGTTGCCATTTATCCCAATTAACTTCAATGTCATCAGCCTTGTTTGCTCGTTCTGTTTTAGCAATCCATTCATTAGCGGCGGCTTGCCCTAATACATAAGCCTCTGCCCATGCGCGCATGACTGTTTGGCGCAAGGGTTCATCATTAAGATAAATGTTAAGTATGAGCCATGAGCGGGCGCGGGTGCGATCTTGCGCAGTGTTATCCGTAGGTTGCGGTTGCGTCTCCTGGTATTTGTCAAAGACTCTTTTGAAGTCTGTTACCTGACGCAATGCCGCTCTAATCTTTACTGCGTTCTTTGCCGCTATGCGCCCATCTGCCTTGAGAGCGCCCTCAATCATGTTAGATAAGCCTTAGCCAGCGCCCTAGCGGTATCTAAATCACCATCAAAAGCACAACGGTTAAGCGCATCTCCCACAATTGGATCAAGCAATTTGAACTCAAATAATCTTGCTCGCTTACCCTTAGCCGCCCATTTCATAAATGCTTTTACTTCATTTACTTCTTCATCTTCAGGCTTTACCTCTGTTGAAGGTTCTTGCTCAAGAGGATTAGGAGTTGTAGGCGCATCAGGTGTTGCATCAGGCCCGCTCAATGTTGGGGCAACTGAAGCAGTAGCCGCATCAATCAATCCATCAGGCGAGAACAAATAAACAGCCGCTCCGCTTACAAGAATTGGCATGTCAGCCTGTGGTGTATCAAGTAATGGCAAACCTAATTCTGATCTGCGTTCATTAACTGACTTACCCGCAGATGTAACTTC